TTTATATTTGTAATAACTAAATTGTTTATTTAATAAACGGAGATAATATGGCAGAAAGAATTGTATCACCTGGAGTATTTACGAGAGAAAATGACCTTTCGTTCTTAGCACAAGGGGTTGGAGAAATCGGAGCAGCGTTCATTGGACCTTTCAAACAAGGTACAGCGTTTGTTCCCACAGTAGTTCGAACTCAAAGTGAGTTTGAAGATAAATTTGGTACACCCGATGGTACTTACTATACAGACACCGCAGTGCAGAACTATTTAAGGGAAGCAGGAAGTGCAACTATTGTTAGAGTAGCAGGTGTAGATGGTTATAGTCAAGTAGCACCTATTGGTATTGCAGTAACTGGTTCAGCTGGATTAAAATTAATTTCAACACTTCACTCAACACATAATGGTGATGAAGAAGTTGGATTTGGTGGATTTAGTGTAGCTGATGGAAGTGCAACAGGTTCATTTGTTGTTAGTGGTAGTGGAATTGGAGAAATATCTTCTTCTTTAGACTCAACTGATAATAACGATGTAACTGATGTATTCGGTTCTAATCCAAGAGGTTCGAAAGATGCATATACATATTCTTACTTTAAGAACGCATATGATGGAATAACTTCTAAAAATGAAGTTCAAGCAGTTGTATTACCAACTCAAAACTTTACTTACGATGCTAGTACGGCAGTAACACCATATGTAAAATCACAATTAATCTCCGGTGAAAGATATGATTTATTCCGTTTCCATACATTAGGACATGGTAATGGTGAAAATAAAAGATTTAAAGTTTCTATATCTGGTGTGAAGGCAGCTGGTGAAGATGGTGGTACTGATTATTCAGTATTCTCATTAACTATCCGTTCTTACTCAGATACAGATAAAAGAAAAGTAGTATTAGAATCTTTCAATAATGTTAACTTAGATCCAGGCTCAGCAAATTATATTGCTAGAGTAATTGGTGATAGATATAGTACAATTGATTCAAATGGAAAGATTACCGAAAATGGTGATTGGATAAACAACTCTAAATATATTAGAGTAGAAGTAGGAGAGCAAGGTTCATACCCTGTATCTGCTGCACCATTTGGACATGGAGCTTATTCTAATCCAATTAAAGCAACTGTTGAAACTATTGTTCCTTCAGCTGTATTACAAACTGGTTCGATAGCTAACACAACTGGTAACCCACAATATTATGCTGGATTTGATTTTGAATCAATCGGTATAAAAGATGATAACGCTAACTATATGAAACCTCTACCTGAAAGTGTAGGAGTTGGTTCAAATGTAGTATTTGGATTTGATGGAAATGTAAGTGGAGTTGGATTATCATTAGAAATGACTGGTTCATCAACTGTTGATATGATTAAGAGACAATTCTCTTTAGGTTTCCAAGGTGGATTTGATGGAATGAGCCCGAATAGAGAAATCGCTTTAGGTTCTTCAATTTCAACTGGAAATTCGCAAGGATTTGATTTAACTGATTCAACTAAGTTTGGTTCTAAAGCATACGCTAAAGCTGTGAACGCAGTTTCAAACGCTGATGAGTATGATATCAATATGGTAGTAACTCCTGGTATTGTAAGAAGATTACACCCAGCAGTTGTAACTGATGTATTGGATATGGTTGAAGCTAGACAAGATTGTTTCTATATAGCTGATTTAACATCAGTAAACGATACAATATCGCAAGTAACTACTCAGGCTAACGCAATTGATTCAAACTATATAGGTTCTTATTACCCTTGGGTTAAGACTGTAGATTCAAATACAAACAAACTAATCTCAGTTCCACCTTCAGTATTACTACCCGCAGTATATGCAGCAAATGACGCTATTGCAGCTGAATGGTTCGCACCTGCTGGTTTGAATAGAGGAGGTATTATAGGAGCAGTTAGTGTACTAAATAGATTAACACACTCTGAAAGAGATACTTTATATGAAAACAAAGTAAATCCAATCGCTTCTTTCCCTGGACAAGGTATTGTAGCATTCGGACAGAAAACGTTGCAAGATAAAGCATCGGCATTGGATAGAATCAATGTTAGAAGATTATTAATCAACGTTAAGAAGTTTGTTGCTTCTACATCTAGATTCTTAGTATTTGAACAAAATACGGCTCAGACAAGAGGTAGATTCATTAATACTGTACAACCTTACTTAGAAGGAATTCAACAAAGACAAGGATTGTACGCATTTAAAGTAGTTATGGATGAATCTAACAACGGACCTGATGTGGTTGATAGAAACATACTTGCTGGACAGATATTCTTACAACCGGCTAAGACAGCTGAATTCATTGTAATTGATTTCAACATCTTACCAACTGGAGCATCGTTCTCAGCATAAAACAAAAAAATGAATAACTAATATTTATTAGTATAAAAGGGAAAATAAAAAAATGGCAGAAGTATTAGAATTTAACGAAATGATGTTCACCAACTTCGAACCGAAGATGAAGAACAGGTATATAATGGAGATTGATGGAATTCAATCATACCTTATAAAAGCTGCAAGTAGACCTTCGATAAACTTTGAGACGGTGAAATTAGACCACATCAACACTTATAGAAAACTACAAGGTAAGGGAGAATGGCAAGACATTACAATAACAATGTATGACCCAATCGTACCTTCAGGCGCTCAACAAGTGATGGAATGGGTTCGTTTAGGATATGAATCGTTAACAGGTAGAAAAGGATATGCTGATTTCTACAAAAAAGATATAGATTTCTATATGTTAGGACCTGTTGGTGATAAAATCGAACAATGGAAGTTGAAAGGTGCATTTATTACATCTGCAAACTTTAACGATTTATCATTTGATTCTAATGACCCAGCTGATATCGAATTAACCCTTTCTTACGATTACGCAATATTGGAATTTTAAGATATTATTTACTACTATCTATATTTTGAAAAGGTTCTCTTAGTGAGAACCTTTTTTATTTTATAACTTTTTGTTTTCGATATACTTATATATACAACTAATAAAGGTTAAATATGAGCGAAAATAAATTTGAATTCCCAACTGAGGTAATTGATTTACCATCTAAAGGTTTGGGATACCCAGAAGGACATCCCCTAAAAAAAGGAAATATTGAAATTAAGTATATGACTGCAAGAGAAGAAGATATTCTTGCATCTCAATCCTTAATTAGAAAGGGTGTAGTATTAGATAAGTTGTTTGAATCAGTAGTTGTAGAACCAAATGTTAATATCAATGATATTTTTATTGGAGATAAGAACGCTATTCTATTAGCAACTAGAGTATTAGGTTATGGTTCAGAATACAAAGTAGAGATAACTGACCCATCTACATTAGAAGAGCAAGAAGTAATTATTGACTTATCTAAAGTAAAAACCAAAGATTTTAATGAGGAATTACTAAATTCTGAAAATCTTTATAAATTTAAATTACCAAGAAGTGGAACTGAATTAGAGTTTAAACTTTTAACACATGGTGATGAATTAGAAATTACAAAAGAAAACCAAGCACTGGCTAGATTATATAAAGGAAAGGGAGATTCTACATTTGATGTAACCACTCGTTTAAAGTATATGATTCAATCAGTAGATGGTAATAAAGATAGAGGGTATATTACTAAGTGGGTACAAAACTCATTCTTAGCATTAGATACTAAAGCATTTAGAAAATACGTTAAGGAAATCAGTCCAGATATGGATTTAAAGTTTAACTTCACTTCGGAGTTAACGGGTGAGGAGGAGGCACTCGATATTCCCTTTGGGGCCGGGTTTTTTTACCCTGCCGAGTAACTACTCAATTCAACTTCATGACCAAATTTGGGAAATGGTTAACTTCGGTAATGGTTTTACTTGGAGAGATGTTTACTTCATGCCAATACAATGGAGAAAGTTCTATTTCAAGAAGTTGATAGATTTAAAGAAAAAAGAATCAGACCAAATGAAAAAGGCTGAAAGACAATCAAAAGTAAGGGTTAGAAAATAATCCTTACTTTTTTTTTATCCAATATTTATAATAGTATAAAAGTATAAACACATTACTCATGGGAAAAAACAAAACAAACGAAGGTTTATTTGGAGCAGCAAAGAAGTTTTCAGATGCATTCTTTGATGGTTTATCTAAAAACGCATCTAATAGAATGATTCAAAAAGCTAGAAAGGCTGGATTACCAAAAGATGCTATCGATGTAATGAATAATATCCAAAAAGAAAAAGATTATTTAGATTCATTACTTAAAAAATATGAGAATTAATATTTGTTAAACAAAAATGGCAGATAATACTGAGTTAAAGACTAGACTTCAATTACTGAATGAAATTGAGGATAAAAATAACCGAATTGAAGCGGCCATAAAAAACTCTGCCTTAAATCAAGATTTATTAAACAGATATACAGATTTACAAAAATCTAAAAACAAAGAACTTATATCTCAATTAAAAATTGTAAACAAAACACGTTTAGAAGGATTATCACAAGCCGAATCTTCATTATCTTCAATAGGTTCAATGTACGATAATATTACTAATTTAGAAAAAGATAGAATACTTAACACTCTTAAAGTTGGAGATTTAACAGATACCCAATTAAAGGCATTTGATGAAATGGCATCTATAAACCAAAAGATATCTCAATTAGGTAGAGATGATATTGCACAAAGAGCTTTATTGGTAGATGAATATAAGGAACAAGCAAAATTAGCAGGAGATTTAAATGATGAAGGAAAAGCTGTACTAGCTAACCTTACTCAGCAAAATACGTTAGCATTAGAACATAGTTCTTTAACTAAAAAACAAAAAGAATTTCTTCAAAAACAACTTAATGTTTATGAAGGTATAAAAGATACAATCGGTGGGATATTAGAAACTGCATCATTACTTACATCAACTGTTGGTGGGGTATTGGGTAGTGCACTTATTGGAGCTGGTGTAGCCGGAAAAAAATTATTAGATACATCATATCAATTAGGTGGTTCACTTTTAGATACATCTAATATATCAACAACATTATTTGGAACTGTATTCGAAGATGCAGTCGGAACTACTAAATCTCTTTCAAAAGAATTTGGTGGATTAAGTGATGTATCTTTAACAACTCAATTCAGAACAAATGTAATAGCTAAGAATTTAGGTATAGGTGCATCTGAAGCAGCAGCCCTAACAGGTCAATTTGCTCGTTTAAATGATGGTTCTGCCTCAACTGCACAAAATTTAATACAACAAACTAAAAACTTAGCACAACAAAATGGATTAGTTCCAGCTGATGTAATGGCTGATGTGGCTAATTCAGCAGAAGCGTTTGCACTATTTGGAAAAGATGGTGGTACTAACATTGCTGAAGCTGCAGTTGCTGCTGGTAAGTTGGGTGTTTCAATGTCTCAAATTAGTGGTATCGCTGATAACCTTTTAGATTTCGAATCATCTATTAATGCAGAACTTCAGTTAGGTGCTATGTTAGGTAAAAATATCAATTTAGATAGAGCCAGAGCATTAGCATATGAAGGTGACTTAGGTGGTATGGTTAGAGAAACATTATCATCATTAGGTGGTATTGAAGAATTCAATAAAATGGATGTATTCCAAAAAAGAGAAGTTGCCAAGTTATTAGGTGTATCTGCTGATGAATTCCAAAAGATGGCAGCCAACGCTGATAAATTAGGTAAAAATGGAGAAGTAATACCAACTCAATACGAAGCAACCTTAAACACTATGAAGGCGTTTGGTTCACAAATCTTTAGTGGGATTCAAGGATTAGGTAGTATGGCTGTTGCTGCTGGACAAATGGGTTTCAGCTTAAAAGATGGTTTATCATCTATGAAAGGAATGGGTGGTTTAGGTGGAAAGATTGGAAAAATATTTAGTAAAGGAGCTCCAACTATGGATGGTCCACTAACTAAGGCTGGTAAACCTGATATGAGATTTAACTCTAATAAAGGGTTAGGAAAAATGTCTAAAGGTGGAGGAATGGGTGGAATGATGAAAGGTATGGGTGCCGGAATGAAAGGTATGGCTAAAGGCTTCGCTGCATTTGCTAATCCAGCAACTCTATTAGGACTAGCAGCAATTACTGCAGGAATTATAGGTATTGGGTATGCATTAAGAATAGCTGCACCTGGAATTGAATCACTTGGTAAAGCAATTGGTTCTATTGTAGAATCGATAGGTAATGCAGTAAAAACAATTATAGGTGGATTGGGTGATTTCTTTATGAAAGTAGCATCAGTAGCAACTCCAGAACTTGCATTATCTGTTTTAGGATTAGCTGGTGGGTTTTATGCCTTGACTGGTTCATTGGCAGCATTTGCAATTGCTGGAATAGCCGCAATACCTGCTATGTTAGCAGTTAGTGCTTTTGGAGCAGCAAGTGGACTTTTAGATTTAGGTGGAGATAGTGGTAGTAGTGGGGATTCTGATTTAATAAATGAAATTAAAGGATTAAGAGATGATTTAATTAGTGGTAAAGTTGGAGTTTATTTAGATGGAAAAAAAGTAGCTGCTTCGGTTGCTAGAGTTTCAAACGCTAATTCATTTAACTTATATAGTAATTAAATTATGCCAACATTAGAACAATTATTTAAAAATAGACAACTTCCCTCACAAGGTGGAAAGACTGCAGAAGAGGCATACGATATTAGAAATTCAAAAGATATTCGTATTTCAGCAGCAGACCCTTTTGTGAATACAGTTGGTATGTCTTTAGCTAGATTATCCAGAAAAACAATAGGTGCTAAAGGAAGTGAAACTTTATTAGAAGAAGAATTAACAGGTGCTAGAATTATTAGAACGGCATCAATGCCATTTATATATGGTAATGAAATAACAAGATTAACACTTAGAACTACTCCACTTTTAGATAAGATGAGAGAGGCCACTAATGGTGATGTAGGTGGTGGTGGATTATTAGGTGGTCTTATTTCTAAAGCTAGAGATTTCGTAAATGATAAATTAGGTATTCCATCTGGAGTAATACCAACAAAAGTAATAGGGTTTGATTCTATTTCTAAAAAAGGTGAAACTCAAAATAGAATGATTGATTTAGCTGAGATTAAAAAATCAGGTGAAGGTAAATTATTAGGACAGTTCTTAAAAGGTTTAGGTGGTGGTAATATAAAAGATATTGGTAAACAAGCATTAGGTAGTGCAATAAAATTAGGAAAAGATAAGTTAAGAGGGGCATTATTTGGAGGAGCTGGTACAACTGGATTCAATGGAGCATCATTAGCAGGCCTTAAAAATACAACAACAAATTATGGTAGTATTAATAATGCTACTGGTGTAACAATTGGAAATGCTGATAAAAATGGTATAATAGATGTAAAGGGTTTAATGTATTCTAAAACATTTAATTTAAAATTACCACCAAAGGTAGAAATACCAATGTGGGGTATTGATTTAGATGGAGTTAACTCAAAGGGTACAGATACAAGAGTTGGTTTAGATAACAATAAACAAAATGACCCAAATCCTAACAAACTTGATTTTGTTGAT